AAAAAGAAAAAGAAAAAGAAAAATCCATTAGAAACAATAGCTGAAAAGTTATATGGCGGCAGCAACAAATGAGTTTATACGAAAACATCCACGCAAAACGTAAAAGAATCAAAGCTGGTTCTGGAGAAAAGATGCGTAAAAAAGGTAGCAAAGGTGCGCCAACAGATAAAGCATTTAAACAAGCAAAAAGAACTAGTAAAGAAGAAATGGCTAAAAAGCTGTATGGTTAGGTGTGACCGTAACCAAGTAACAACTAGATATATTGGAGCATGAGCGAATACAATCCTCTCGATCTTAAAAGTCAACAAAAATCTAAAGACAATAAAAAGTCCGCAGAACGAATTGACCGACAGAACGAAGAATCGGATATAAAGTGGCTCATGAGCAGCAAGAGGGGTCGCAGATTAATCTGGAGACTTCTGGAACAAGCAGGTGTATTCCGATCATCGTTTAACACTAACGCAATGGCAATGTCATTTAGCGAAGGTAACAGAAACTATGGTTTGCAAATACTTAACTTAATCCACACTCTCTGCCCAGAACTTTATCCGACAATGATCAAGGAGCAAAAAAATGTCAGAGACGCTGATGACGGAAGCCAACCAAACAAATGAAGGCGACACTCAACAGCCAGTAGACGCATCAACTGAAGCAACTACTGACACTGAGCAGCAAGCTGAAAGTGTACAGGATCAACAAGTTTCGGATGAAACCGCTGTTGAAAGTGAAACTAGCGAGAAGGATGTACCAGAAGGTGCGCCTGATAAATACGAGTTCAATGCAAAGGTGGCTGACGCACCAGAAGAACTCGACCCCGAAGTCTTAACTGCTTTCGGTGATGTCGCTAAAGAACTAAACCTGCCACAAGAAGCTGCACAAAAAGTATTAGATAAAGTTGCACCTGTAATACAGGCAAAACAAGCTAAAGCTATCGAGCAAACAAAAGTTGAATGGGCAAATCAATCAAAATCAGATCAAGAATTTGGTGGCGAAAGTTTGTCTGACAATTTAGATGTTGCAAAAGCATCACTCGATACTTTTGGTACTGATGCTTTAAAGTCGCTGCTACAAGAATCAGGCTTGGGAAATCACCCCGAAGTAATTCGGTTTATGTACCGAGCAGGTAAGGCAATTAGTGAAGACAGTTATGTAGGTAATTCTGAAGGTGCTGTTGGTAAATCCAACGCTCCAAAAGATTTTAACAGCATAGCTAATACACTATATTCAAATCAGCAAAACAAGTAAGGAGTTATTAAATGGCTACTCTCTCAAATTCAAATTTGACACTAGCGGATTGGGCAAAAAGATCTGACCCAGACGGTAGAGTTCCAATTGTTGCAGAACTGTTATCACAGTCCAACGAAATATTAGATGACTGCGTTTTTAAAGAAGGTAATTTACCTACTGGTGAACGTGTAGTTATCAGAACAGGTTTACCTTCAGTTTATTGGAGAGCATTAAACCAAGGTATTCCAAACAGTAAGTCAACAACAGCACAAGTTGATGAAGCTTGCGGAATTCTAGAAGCACGTTCTGAAGTAGACAAAGACTTAGCAATGTTAAATGGTAACACTGCCCAGTTCCGTTTATCAGAAGACACTGCGTTCTTGGAAGCAATGAACCAGACTCAAGCTGAAACAATGTTCTACGGTAATCCCGGAACAGATCCTAAGAAATTTTTAGGTTTAGCACCAAGGTATGGCAGTCTATCAGCAGACAACTCTGTAAACGTGCTTAGTGCAGGTGGATCAGGTTCTGATAATGCTTCTGTATATCTAGTAGTTTGGGGTGATAACACTGTATATTGTCCTTTCCCTAAAGGATCTAAAGCAGGTTTAACACACGAAGATCTTGGTGAGCAAACTGTTTACAACAGCGATGGTACAAGGTTACAAGCTTTTGCTACTCGTTATCAGTGGAAAAACGGATTAGTTGTTAAAGATTGGAGATACGTTGTTCGTATTTGCAATATTGACATTTCTGACCTATTAGGAAGCACTGGAACACAAGCATCTACTACATCAACTGCCCTTGTTAAATTAATGGCTAGAGCATTGTATAGAATTCCTAATATGGCTATGGGAAGAGCAGCATTCTACATGAATAGAACTGTTCACTCAGGATTATCAATTGCAGCAATGGACAAATCACAGTCTGTTTTAGCAATCCAAGAAGGATTATCACAATTTGGTACAGCACAAAGCTACTTATCATTCTTAGGAGTTCCTCTAAGAAGAGTAGATGCTTTAATCAATACCGAAGCTGCGGTAAGTTAATTCATTTATTATTAAAGGAGATTTAAAATGATTACAGATTCATTGCTCAGAGTGAGCGAAGCTCAAGCGGTTACTTCAACAGCATATTCTACTAACACTATTGATTTAAGTGTTGCTAGAGATGTAGGTGAAGGTACTGCTTTGTACATGAATTTTGCTTTAACAGAAGCATTTGCCAACGGTACAAATCTTACTTTTGAAGTAGTTACTAGTGCTAACGCTAACTTGTCTAGTCACGATGTTATTGGTAGTAGTGCAACTATTGCTACATCAGGTCTTACATTAGGTAAGAACATTGTAGTACGCATCAACCCAGACATTGCTGGTAAAGGCAAAAGGTACTTAGGTGCAAGATATGTTGTAACTGGTACTATGAACGCTGGTAAAGTTACTGCTGATGTAGTAGAAACAATAGGTGACGGACAGAAGTACTACGCTTCTGGCTTTACCGTAACTTAAGAAGGAGTAACCTATGCCTATTTACAGAGCAAAAATTAAGTGTTTCGTAGGGCAATCTTTAAGAGAACCTGACGAAGAATTTGAGTATAACGGAGAATTTTGCAAGCATCTTGAATTAGTTAGTGGGTCTGAACCTGAAACACCTGTAGCGTCTACTACACCTGTGGAAACTAAAGTTAAGACTACTAATTTAGAATTGATGACTAAAGCAGAACTTGAAGTTTATGGTCGTACTATCGGTATTGAACTTGATAGAAGACAAACAAAAGATACTTTAATTTCACAACTTGAAGCAGCTAATAGATAGGCATTGGTCTTCTTAATTTTTTACAGGAGGGCTAGTAGTAATACTGCTAACCTCCTCTTTTTATAGGAGATGTAATGGCAACTGAAATAGATATTTGCAACCTTGCCTTGGCACATTTAGGCGATGATGCAACTATTGCTTCGATAAAACCACCAGAAGGATCAGCACAGGCAGAACAAGCTGCAAGGTTTTATCCAATAGCTAGAAATACTTTATTAGAATCACATACTTGGAATTTTGCATCTAAACGATCAACTATGCCAACTGTTATAAATACAGTTGATCAATGGGAATATGCATACGCAGCACCTGCTGACATGATGACACCTGTTGCAATAATATCTCCGACAGCACAAAACGATTACGCTACAAGAATGTCTTCGGGAGATACACCGGGTGGTATTACATCTAATTATTCTCCAACAATATTAGCTGGACACTATACACCACAACAGTTTGTAGTAGAGGGAAGTTATATCTATACAAATCAAGAAAACGCAATGTTAAGATACCAAGCATTAATTACTGATTCAACAAAATTTTCTCCGTTGTTTGTTGTTACTTTGTCATGGCAATTAGCAGCTATGTTGGCAGGGCCAGTAATTAAAGGAGATCAAGGAATGGCAGAAGCAAAACGATGTACAGAAATGATGGCTAGATATTTTGCAACTGCAAAACAACAAGACAATTTACATAGAGATATAACAGTAGAGCATATTGTACCTTGGACTTCTGGGAGATAGTTTATGCCAATTACACGCACGTTTTTAAAATCATTTTCTAGTGGTGAAATATCACCAGAAATGCTAGGTCGTATCGATGATGCTAAATATCAACAAGGTGCAGCTAAAATGCTTAATTTTATTGCTAAACCACAAGGCCCAGCAATGAATAGATCAGGATTTGCTTTTGTAAAAGAAGTAAAAGATTCAACAAAAAAAACAAGATTAATACCATTTAGGTTTAACGTGTCACAAACAATGGCTATTGAAGTAGGTAATCAATATTTTAGATTTCACACTAATGGTTCAACAATACAATATTCAGATGGAGCAGCATGGAGTAACAGCACTAATTATTCTATAGGTGATATAGCAAAATATAACAACGTAAATTATTACGCTAAAACAGCACATAGTAATAGCACACCACCAAACGCTACAAATTGGTATGCATTGCCATCTGACATGACATACGAAGTGCCATCACCATATTTAGAAGCAGAATTGTTTGATATAAAATTTGTGCAATCGTCTGACGTAATGACCTTAGTACATCCTAATCACGAACCAGCAGAATTAAGAAGATATGGTGCAACAAACTGGCAATTTATTGATATAAATTTTACACCATCAGTTACAGCACCAACTAATGTTTCTGTCAGTGCATACCTTCCTTCATCTAGCAGTACTAATGCAGATACTTTTGAACAACATACATATGTAGTTACAGCAATGGCTGATGATGGAGTACAAGAAAGTGTACAATCAGATTCTACGACTGTTTCTACCAATATATTTGTTACTGGTGCTAAGAATACTATTATATGGGATGCAGTTACAGGTGCATCAAGATACAGAGTTTTTAAAAATCAAGCTGGATTGTATGGTTTTATCGGAGAAATAGAACATAGTAGCACTGCTCAAATTGCTGCTACATATACTTCTACAACATCTAATAATACGGTCACAATAACAAAAGCAGATCATGGTTTTGAAACTGGTGATACTGTAAACGTAGTAAAAGTAGATGGTACTTTAAATAGTGGAAAATTTATTATTACAAGAACTAGCAGCAGTGAATTTACATATGATACAGCTACAAATGAAGGTAACAATACAAATGCAAATTGTACGATTGGATATGTACATCAAGTTGTAGATAATAACGTTGCCCCAGATTTTTCTGTAACACCACCAAGATACGAAACTACATTTTCAGGTGCTAACAATTTTCCTTCTGCTGTTTCTTATTTTGAACAACGTAGAGTTTTTGCTGGTACAAACAATGAACCACAAACAATATTTATGACTAGATCAGGTACAGAAAGTGATATGTCTTTCAAAATACCAATACGAGATGATGACCGTATAAAATTTAAAGTTGCTGCTCGTGAAGCAAACAGAATAAAACATATAGTACCGCTAACTCAATTGTTATTTATGACAGAAGCTGCTGAATGGAGAGTAACTTCTATTAACAGTGATGCAATAACACCAACGTCTGTATCGGTAAAACCGCAGTCATACATTGGTGCAAATGATACGCAACCAGTAATTGTTAATAACAGCATGGTATATATTGCTAGTCGTGGTGGTCACGCAAGAGAATTAGGATATAACTGGCAATCTAATGGTTTTATAACAGGAGATTTATCTATTAGAGCAGCACATTTGTTTGATGGTTTTGACATAACAGATATGACGTTAGCTAAAGCACCGACACCTATTGTATGGATGACAAATACAGAAGGTAAATTATTAGGTCTTACATACGTTCCAGAACAACAAGTTGGAGCATGGCATCAGCATGATACAGATGGTGTCTTTGAAAGCGTTACGGCTGTTGCTGAAAACAGTATAGATGCTGTGTATTGCGTTATAAAAAGAACTATTAATGGTGCTACAAAAAGATATATAGAACGTATGGGAACAAGAAAATATGCTACGCAACGAGATAGTTTTTTTGTAGACAGTGGTTTGACATATAACGGTACAAACACTAATACAGCACGAACAGTAACAATTACTAGCAGTGGTAATTATACAAAAGGAAGTTTAGTTACTTTAGAATTTCCAGCTTCTATACCTCAATTTAAATTTGGTGGTAATGGTCTTACTACAGATTTGAATGATGCAATAGTTATAGTAGATGGCACAGAAACATATAGATGCGACATTACAGTAATTGCAGATAATCATACTGCAACTGTAAAACTAGATAAAGATTTGCCAAGCAGTTTACAAAATACAGCTATAACTTCTTACGAAATTGCAGAAAAAACTTTAGTAGGCTTAAATCATTTAATAGGCAAAACAGTAAGCATATTGGCTGATGGTGCTACACATCCTTCAATTGTTGTAGATTCTAATGGCGGCATTGTATTAAATCGTGCAGCTAGTGTTGTACATATTGGTTTACCTTATGTATGCGATTTGCAAACATTACCATTAATGCTAAAAGCAGAAGCAGGTGGTCAAGGCCGTGTTAAAAATATAAATCATGCATGGCTGCGTGTATTTGAAAGTTCTGGTATATTTGTTGGCCCTACACAAACTAAATTAGTTGAAGCAAAACAAAGAACAACAGAACCATATGGGTCACCACCATCATTAAAAACAGAAGATATAAAAGTTATGCTTACTCCATCTTGGCAAGATTATGGACAAATATTTATTAGGCAAATAGATCCATTACCATTAACAGTTGTCGGTATTACTTTAGAAGTTGCAATAGGTGGGTAGTGTGACCGTAAACAGATAAACTGTTTATATAATATAAAAATAAAGAAGTGTTGGGCTTATGGCAATAACTCCTAATCAATGGCAAAATTTTGGCGGTGCTATGCAAATTGGCGGCATAGTTCAAGGTTTTATAGCCAATAGTGCTGCTGCTAGTTACGAAAGATATAAATTAAAAAGTCAAGGTTTAACTATTGAGCATCAACAGGATATGGCAGAGATTAATGCTGATATGTTAGAAAGCCAAGCACAACAAATAGGAAGAGCATATAACAGGCAAGCCATGACAAAAACAATGGCTGCTGGATTAAAGGAAGGAACTGCTAGAACAAGTTTTGCTGCTAGAGGTATACAAATGGGTGTTGGTAGTACTGCAAATGTTTTTGCTTCTAGCAAAATTATGAGAGAAATAGATAAATTAACAATGAATGCTAATAAGGTTAAAGCTGTAAATCAAATGAGAACAAGAGGAGTGCAAGCTGATATACGAGGTGATATGTTAGGTGTATCTGCGGATAATCTTTTTGCAAGTGCATCTACTGTTAGTCCAATGTTAAATAATTTAAGCACGTTATTAACTGGTGCTGGTGATTTTGCAGCTAACAAAGGCTACGGTTTATTTGGTAAAGCATAAGTATGGCAACAGTACCTTTACAACAAACACCTACAGTAGATTTAGATGTTGGTCAAGCACCATTATTTTCTGCTACAAATATTGAGCCTGTAAGGGATACAGGTGTAGCTGACGATATACAACGAGTAGGCAATGCAGAAAAACAACTTGCACAAATAGCAATAAAAAATAAACAAGAACAAGATGACGTAATATCTAATGATGCTTATAACGGATATCAAGAAGAAGCAGATGCAAAAGTAAATGAATATTTAGAAACAAGGCTTGGTGCAGCAATTGCAACAGTTGATTACGACAAAGAAAGTAATAAACCTATAACAGCGTATGACAAATTAATAAAAGATTTAGATGAAATATCTAATAAATATTTGGATACATTAACTAATGGAGATCAAAAACAAATATTTAATGATAAATATTCAGCATCAAAACGTTTGTCAAAAAACAAAGCTGTTAAACATTCATTAAATCAAAGACGTTTACATTTAGACGAACAAACAAAGTCAAATATTAATATGGCTAAAAAAGGTGCAATTGATAGTTTTGAAAGTTGGGATGACGATGAAGGTGATTACAATATTAATTATTACAGAGGAATTGCAGAAATAAAACGTAGGGCTGAATTAAATGATCGTAATACAGATATAAACAAAGGCCCATTAAGCGCGAAATATGTAGAAGAAATACAGTTATACAACAAAGAAATAATGGAAGGTGTTGTAGACCAATTAAGAAAATTACCCGGTGGACATACAATTGCAGATAATTATGTAAAAAAACAAAAACCAAAAGAATTAAAAGAAATAGTTACCGAGCTTGAACAATCAATTGCAGAAAAACATGAAGATTACAACATAGAAAAATGTGTTGATGCTGCTTTAAGTAATAACAGTAATCAAAATACTGGTGATTTTTTAGATCAAACAAAAAAATTATTGTGCCTTAAAAGCAATCATTTTGTAAATGATGGTACAGGTGCGTCTGTATATGATGGAAACCATAGCGACAAAATAAATATTGCAGGTCAAACACAAGAAAACAATATTGATACATTAGAAAAAATAAGAAACGAATCTAAATTTTATAAACTTGATTCTGATGCAACTTTATTGCCAGAACATCAAACTACACATTTGTTTGCCATACAACATTTGGGAGTAAATAAAGCAGATTCTTTATACAGTAAGGCAAAATCAAATTTAAATATTGATGCAGAACAATATAAAAATAATCCTATATATGCAGAAAATATTAACAAAAAAATTATAGATAATTACAATAATTTAATTGTTGAAGAAGCTGATAAACAATACAGGCCAAAAATAAATTCTTTAACAAATAAAATAAAAAAATTACAAAATACACCAAATATTTCTACACCTACTATAGGTTCTCTTGGAGCAATTCCCGGTAGTAAAGCTGCAAAAGCAGAAACTACAGATGTTAAAAATAAATCAACTTTAAAAAAATTAAAAAAAGAATTAGCAACAGCAGAAGCAAATGATTCTGGATTTGTAGAAACATTAGCAAACGATTTACAAATAATAAAAAGAGGAATTCAATATGATGGTACTTTTACAAATAACACAGATTTTGTAACAGGATTACGTCCTTTAAGTGAATTAAAAGATGAATTAAGAACTACAATAAGTGATCCTAAACAACTTAATTATGCATTAAAAGATTTAGATATTAAATACAATAAAATAAAAAATGAAAGTACAGAAATTTATAATGGTGTTTTAAATAATGCTAAAGAAATAGCATTTGCAGAACCCGGTGGTTGGAAAAATCTTGAAATTAACGGTATAGATATAGATAATTTTAAGAAAAAAGATCAAGAAATACTAAAAAAAGGACAGCCAAAAGAATCAAACAAAAATACTTTAATTAAATTAAAACAAAACCCAATAGAAATTAAAAATAATTTACCATCGTATAGTCATGAATTATCGCAATCAGATTATTTAAGTTTAGTTAATTACAGTAAATCTTTAAATTCAGATGATGATGTGATTGCAGCATCAATTGATAATGATTTACTTGAGTTTGTTTTAAAGAAGAAAGGTTTTGATGATATAAGAAACAAAGTAGACGATAATGCAAAAGATGATTATTTAGAATTAGAAGTTGAATGGAAAAACAGAATAGATCAAGAGCAGAAAAATTTAGGTAAAAAAATAGGTCGTGAAAAAAAACAACAAATATTAGAAAACATCCTAAATGACATTGTATTTACTGGACAAAAAACTGGTAGATTTTTGGGAATTTTTGGTGGCGAAAATAAAGGTGTACCTTTAAGCACAGTAGATGACGATCAGTTAGTAAAAGCATTTGTAGAAATTAATGGTAAAACAATAAAATTAAATAGCATAAATTCTTATCAAAGAAAAAAAATAATCAAGACTTTACAATCTAAAGGTCAATTAGTTACTGCTGAAGCTATAGCTCAATTATGGGTTTTAGCAGGTAGACCAACTGTTGACAATGATTTTGATATGCAAACTTACGTTAATAGCAGGCAACAATGACCAACATTTACGATCAACTAGCTGACAATTTAGACAGCAATAATATAAACAAACCTATTAATACAGACATAGGTACTGATATACAACCTGATGTTGAAAATACTGAATTTAATATATACGAACAAATTATTGATCAACAAGAACAAACAGAAAATTTATTAGTAAAAAGGTCATTACAAGCAGTAATGAAAAAAGATCCTAACATGGTTGCAGAAGGATTACATTTAACAAATGAATTAGGTCTTGATAAAAATTTTGCATTAGATAGTGACGAAGCAATAAAACTTTTAAAAGAAAAAAAAGAATTACAAAGAATTGAAGATTTGCAATTAGCAAAAAGTAATCCTATTTTACAAAAACAATTAACTGACCCTGCTTTTGCTGCTTTAGCTTATGACAATATTCCTAATTTAGTTGCTTCTGAAAATTTATGGGAAAGCCTTATGTCTATACCAGAAGACGGATGGCAAGGTATACGCAAAGGAGTATTAAGTAGAGAATTAGGAATGATAGCTAATAGGCTTAGAAGAGATCAAGTTAAATTTATAAGTGTTCAAGATGGTTTTGATTTAAATTATGTGCCAACAGAACAAGATAAAGAAGACTATGCAAGAATCAAAGAAATACAAGAAACAATAGCTAATTACGATGCAGACGGTGTAGGTTTAGTTGAAGGTTCTGGTTATTTTGTAGGTCAGTTTGGTTCTTCTATTCCAGAAGCTGCTTTAACAGGTTTGGCAACATGGAAAACTAAAGCCCTTGCAGGTACAGCTATAGGTGCTTTAAGTCCTGATCCATTTACAACAGCAGGTGGTGCTTTTGTTGGTAACCTTGTTGGATTGTTTACAGGTTGGAATGCTTTTGCTAATAAATTAACTTACGATACTTTTAAAATAGAAGGCGGTCATTCATGGCTAGAGCTTAGAGAAAACGGAGCAAGCATAGAAGACGCAAGGATAAGATCAAATGCAGTTGGTACAGTTAATGCGGCAATAGAAAAAGTTGGATTTAGTTTTATAGCTCCTACTTATCTTAAATCATTAAGTGGTGCAAAATCTATACTTGTTCGTTCTGGCTTGTTAAAAACACCTTTTATTCAAACATTGCAAAAACGAATAGGTAGAGAATTTGTTAAAAATGCATTAGGCAAAAAAGGTAAAGAATTTACATGGAATGCAATAGGAAAAGAATTTGCTAAAGAATATGGAATTCTTCTTGGTACAGAAACAGGTCAAGAAATTTTACAAGAAGTAGTGGCAATAACGGCTAATAATGCGTTTGCTGATGAAGGTGTTACTACATATACTCCTGAACAAATAGGAGACAGAATATGGTCAACAATGACAGAAACCTTTAAAGGTATGATTTTGTTTGGTCTTGTTGGCCCCGGAGTTGGTCTTAATAGTAATAGAGTAAAAGCAAATAAAGCAAAAAACAATTCTGCCGTATTAAAAAAATTAATAGACATATCTAAAGATGATGTAACTAAAAAACGTAATGCAAACGAATATGAAAGTTATGCACAACAATCTGGAGATAAAGCAGGTGTTAGTGATTTTTATTTTAATTCTGACGTTTTTCAACAACAATTAGATGAAAATGCAATAACTGATCAACAATTAGAATTATTTTCACCAGAACTTGCAAAACAATTAAAGGATTCAAGAAAAGAAGGTTCAGTAGGAAAAGTAATAAAAATCCCATCAGGTCAATATTTAGCAAAAATTTCTAATACAGAATTAGGTAATTCATTATTTCCGCATATAAAAATTGGTGAAAATGAAATGAGTCAGGCAGAATACATTCAATTTGAAAAAGATTATCCAGAAATTATTGCAGCATATAAAGAAGAATTTAATAAAAAAGGGCAAGCATTTAAACAATTTCAAAAAGAATCAAGATCAATAAAAAAACAAATTAAACAACAATTACTTGCTCTTGGATATGACAACAACAAAGCAAATACTATGGCTGCATTGCCACAACAATTTGCTGTAACTTATTCAAAAGCTTTAGGTATAACACCATTAGAATTCTTAAATAGATTTTTTTATAACATAAAAGGCGAAACAGACATAAATACATTTAGCAAACAATTTTTTAATCAAAACGGCACTATAAAAACAGAAACAGATTTATTTAAAAATTGGTTTAGAAAGTCAAAACTTGTTAATGATGACGGTACACCTCAAGTTATGTATCACGGCACAACAGATAATTTTGATTATTTTGATCTTGATCATCCTAATAGATATGACTCAGGCTTTGCAGGTACTGGTGTTTATTTAACTCCTTCAGAAGGATTAGCAAGAATGTATACAAAAAATAAAGGCAATAAAGTAAAAGGCGAAGCAAAAATAATGAAATTATATGCACGATTAGAAAATCCAAAAATTATAGATAACACAAAAAAAGATGATATAAAAGCTGGCGGTAAAAAAGCTTCAGATGGTTATCGTGATCAATTAATTTCAGAAGGACATGATGGAGTAATTATTAAAAATGCTGCTGGAGAAACACAAGAAATAGTTGTATTTGATGTAAATGGAATTAAATCAATAGATAATAATGGTAATTGGTCTAACGAAATAAATAATATATATCAACAACAACCATTAGTTTTTGAACAAAAAGCGACACAAAAACAAGGCAAGCCAGTACCACAAGCTTTATATCAAATATCTAATTTAAGAGAAAGTTTTGATTTTGCAAAAGGTAAAACATACAATACTAATCGTGATTTTAAATTAGCGTTACAAGAACGTGTTATTAAAGAAGCTAAAAAAGGTAGAGTTGATGTTAAAGAATTTACAGTAGAAGTAGAAAAATACCTTGTGCAAACTGTTTTAGAAGATGCAAAATTTGCATTAGAAGAAAACGCAAATGCAGTTGGTTGGTATAACGAAAAAGTTACAAAAGCTAAAGCGTTACTATCTCTTATACATCCAGAACTTGCAACAGATCCACAAGCAAACTTTGCTTTTACTTGGGCATTGGCTAATACATCTAACGGTATTAAAGTAGATAAAAATTTTGAACTTGCAGAACAGGCATATAGTTATTGGGTAGAAAACAGTGAATTTCCTACAAATATAGGTATAGGTGATGCAAGCGATGCAATAAATCGTAATTTTAAATTGTATAACAGATTAATTAAAGAAAAAGGATTTGAAGAATTTGAAGAATTTATGAAAACAACGCACACTGTTAAAGAAGTAGAAGCATATACAAATGACGAAGTATCTGGAGAAACTAAAGGTGAAATTGTATATGGTGCAGCAGTAATGGGGCCAAAAATTGGTAATGGTTTTTTTGCAAATTTATATGGTAATTATGAGCAATTAACTATGGATAGATGGTTAATGCGTACATGGGGAAGAATGAGAGGTGAGCTAGTTATTGACTATACAAAGCAAGCAAAAGTAAAACGTGGGCAACTTAAAGAATTAATTAAAGCATTGTCTACACAAGAAAAAAAATTATTGTCAGAAATTATTGGAGTCAAAGTAAAATTATCTAATTTAGATGAGGTAGGTGTTGCGATACAAAAAGCAAGCACAAAAAAAGCAAATAGAGCAAAAATGAATGAAATAGCAACAGTTTTGGAAAAACCAGAAAGAAAACAATTTTTATTTGATTTATTAGGCAAACCACAAAAAAGATATCCGCACATAAGTATTGGAGGTGAAATAAGAAAAGGTGGTAATGCATTGGCAAAATATTTAGATGGTCAAAAAGAAGCACCAAGCGGTGCGCCAGAAAGAAGAAATATAAGAAAAGTTTTTAGCCAAGTGTTGACAGAGTTGCAACAAACTGAAAAAGATCTTACAATGGCAGATCTACAGGCATTGCTTTGGTATCCAGAAAGACGCTTGTATGATGCTGCTAAACTTGATTCACAAGAAACAAATTCAGGTTACGAAGACAATGAAGCACCTGATTACGCAAATGCTGCTGAAGCTCTAGCTAGGCAACAAGGTGTATCAGATGTTGACATACAAACCACATTACAGGAGGTAAACAATGAACTTGAACGTCAGGCCATTGAGCGCACAGGAAGAAGTGAATCTGGAGAAGGAGGAACAGGAGGAATACGAGAGGTTAATACTTTCCAGCAACAAAGAAACATTGACGAAGCCACAGGACTCCCCATCAACCCAGACGGAACTGTCACTGTCTTCCACCACACCAACAGAAGAGCAGCAGAATCAATTAAAGGGACAGGTCAACTCAGAAGTGCTGGAGAACCTGATGTCTACGTTACCACCAGAGCTATCGCAGATACTGGCTATGGTGATACAGCAGTTGCCATCAGGGTCAAACCTTCTCGACTTAGTCTCGATGATGAATTCCCAAACGGACGAAGAGATTACAGACTCTCAGTTGGAAAGCCTAGAGGGTCTATTCAAGTAAAAGTAGGAGAGTATTTTGAGCAGCAAGCATCTCAAGGTGCTAGAGGTAAATTTGATCCAACAACTTTAACTACAATACTTACTACAGAAGCAGATTTTTCTACGTTTGCACATGAGACAGCCCATTATATGTTAAGCGTTTTAGAAAACATAGTTTCTGAAGGTAATGCACCTACAGAATTAATTGCTGATTTTGATACGTTATTAAGGTTTTGGGGTGTAAAAGATATTGAAACATGGAAAGGATTTAATTTAGAACAAAAAAGAGAATATCACGAATCATTTGCATACAATTTTGAACAATATTTGTTTGAGGGAAAATCTCCTAGCCCAGACAGAGCAATGTTTAGATTGTTTAGAAAATTTAGTAATTTTATAAAACAAGTTTATAAAGATGTAAGCACAAGATTAAATGATTTATATAAAAAAGAAACTGGTAAAGATTTACCTGTTTTAACAAATGAAGTAAGAAATGTCATGAATCGTATGTTGGCAACTGATGAACAGATAGTACAAGCAGAACAGATATACGACATGAAAGCAATGTACAAAACACAAGAACAAAGCGGAATGAATGACGCAGAATGGGCAGAATATACAGCAGCTTTAAATGAAGCAGAAGAAGAATCGTTAGAAATTATGACACGACAAAGTATGAAACAAGTACGTTGGCTTAATAATAAAAGAAAAAAAGTAAAAAATAATTTTGATAAACAAATTTTAGAAATACGCAAACAAGTTGAAGCAGAAGTAACTAAGAAAATTAAACAAGACAAAAGATATCAGTTACAAGCTTTTTTAAAACGTGGTGAAACTGTTAACGACAAAGGTGAAACAATTAAAACTGAAGGTAATCATAAAATTTCTACTATAAGTATAAAAAATTTGTTTCCTTTTGATGCTGATGATATGGCTTCAGAAATAAAACAATTAGGACGCATGGTTGCCAAAAAAGGATTAGATGTAGGACTTGTTGCAGATATGTTTGGCTTTACAAATCCGACAATAATGATAGACATGTTGCTTGAATTGCAACCTATTCAAGATGCTATAACAGAACGTACAGATCAACGTATGTTAGAAGAACATAGCGGTTTAGTTAATCCTCAAGAATTAGAATTACAAATACAAGAAACAATACATAATGAAGCTAGAGCTAGATTTGTAGCTGTTGAATTAAACGCATTATCTAAAGCAATGCGACCAGTACGTTATCAAGTTGCTGCTGCAAGACAAGTTGCACAAGATATTTTAGCAGATAAAAAATTGTCAGAAATAAAACCATCAGAGTTTACTCGTGCAGAAGCAAGAGCATTAAAAGAAGCAGAAACAGCCATGAAAAAAGGTGATAATCTTGCTGCAATAAAAGCAAAACGATCACAATTGCTAAATAATTTATTAGCTAAAGAAGCCATAGAAATTCATAAAGAATATAATGTGGCAACAAAAGGTAGAGATTCTTTATTTAACAAATTTTTTAAATCTGATAAAGATATAACAAATAAATCTAATCCAAGAAATATTGATTTAATAAATGCAGGTCGAGTAATTTTATCTTCATATGGTATTGGGCCAAAAGTAGAAAACATAAATGTGTTTACAGAAAATTTAGAAAAATATGACAAAACATTGTTTGACGAGTTACAACCAATGATTTTAGATTTACAGGCAAGTAAAGGACAAAAAGATCTTACAGATTTAACATACGAAGAATTTCAAAATATTGATGATCTAATGAAATCTTTGTGGCATCAATCAAGACGTGCAGAGCAAATAAGAATAGAAGGTAAATTATTAGATTTACAACCTGTAGTTGATACATTGGTAAATCGCATGAACACAATGATACAAAGAAGTAGCAGGTTAAAAACAATAGAAGCAACTCCAATAGGAACTACACAAGCTGTACCTAAAGCATATTTAAGAAATAAAAATATACTTGCATTTGGTGCAAAATTAAGACGCATGGAAAGTTGGGTTGATTCTATGGATGGTGCAACAGGCATTAAAAAAGGATTAGGGTCAGCAGTTTTAGAATTAAAAGGCGGTAAATTAGGAGATTTTTACAACACATTATGGTTTCCTATGAAAACAGCTTTAAATGAATATCGTAAACAACAAACTATATTTACAAAAGAATATTCAAATTTAGTTGCATCTGTTGATTTTGGCAATGCAAAAATAACTGCAAATGAATTTGAATTTGTAAACGAAGAATCTCAAGCGTATACATTTGGAACAGAAAGTAATGGAAGAGGTAAAGTTGAATTATTAGGAGCTATGTTGCATACAGGTAATGACAGTAACTTAAAAAAATTATTATTAGGTAGGAAATGGGGCAAACTTAACGAAGATGGCAGTTTAGATTCAACTCATTGGGAAACTTTTGTAAAACGCATGGAAGATGAAGGTATTTTAACTGAACAAGATTATAAATTTTTACAAGCAGTATGGGATTTAAATGAAAAAATGCTCCCACTTTTACAAAAAGCACATAGAGATACTGAAGGATATTATTTTAAAACAGTAAAAGCAAAGCCAATAATAAATAGATTTGGTGAATTTAGAGGAGGATATGTACCTGCTAAAGGTGATCCTGTTATGACAGAAATTGATATAAAAGAAGAAATCAACGTTTTAAAAAGTGAATTTAAAAATTCATTGCCAAAAGTTGAAAGTGGCATGACTAAAGAACGTAATGAAAGATTTTATCAACCATTGTCATTGCATTTAGGTTACATGACAAAACATATTGATGACACATTACGTTTTGCTTATGTGCAACCAGTATTGCAAGACACTCTAAAAATATTAAAAAACAAAGAATTTGAAAAAAAACTTAAGGTTATTGATCCTACAGTTTTAGACGAAATGATTATGCCTTGGTTAAAAGCAGCAGCAAGTCAAAAAACATATGCACCTTCTGGTTTTGGTAACAGTTTTGACAGATTGATGGCAACTATAAAACGTAATACAGGTTTAGGTATTATGTTTGCAAATGTTGGCAACGCATTGCAACAGCTTACAGGTTTATTCCCTGCTCTTATAAAAGTAAAACCAAAATATTTAAAAGATGGATTAATTACATATATGAAAGATAGAGAAGGAACTAATCAACAAATTGCTGAAATGTCTCAATTTATGGCAGACAGGCAAAAAAATTTAATATTTGATATACAAGATCGTCTAAATGAATTAATTATAAATCCAAACAAATTTCAAAAAATGCAAAATTGGAGTAGGCATCATGGATATTTTTTACAACAAACTTTTCAAGGTATAACAGATTCTATTGTTTGGATGGGAACTTACAACCAAGTACACGAAACAATGTCAAAAGACATGAGTGATGAAGCAGTAATGAAAGAAGCTATTAAACAAGCTGACGCTAACGTACGTTTAACACAAGATAGTTTATTACCAGAAGACAGAGCAGCTTTTCAAAATATGAACCCTATAGTTCAATCAGTTACACAGTTTACTGGGTATTTTAATATGATTGCAAACCTAGGTTTTGGACAGTATCAAAAACTAGTTAAAGAGGATTTAGGCTTTAAAAATAAAGGAAAAAATACAGAACAAATAGTTTATATGTATTTATACACTTCAGTTATGCCAGCTATATTGGCAGGTATTATTATGCGTGGATTAGGTGGCAGAATAGAAGACGAAGATGATGATGGATATTTGTTAGACGATATAGCATCCGCAGCAATTGGAGATGTAGTAAATTACACGGCAGGTTTAATACCAATTGCAGGTCAAGTTGTATTAATTCCAATAAATGCACAAAACAACATTCCTTGGGATGATGACATAGTATCTAGCCCCGGTATTGAAGCATTGCAAAGTTCTCTTAGTGTAATATTAGATGCACCAAAAACTGTTTTTGAAGAAGGTCTTGAAGGTTTATCAGGAAAACAAATAAGAGATGTATCTACTTTAGTTTCTTTATCGTCTGGCATACCGTTAACACCATTAGGTAGAACATTAGGTTATTTACAAGACGTACAACGTGGTTATGTAAAACCTAAAGGGCCAGTAGATTTTGTTAGAGGTTTAGTCACAGGTAAAGCAGGTGTTGGTAAAAAATAAAAGGTGTGACCGTAATAAACAAAGTTGCAGGTAAATTAATTAAATAGGCAGAACAGTTTTATTTCATGGCAATAAATTCTACGACACGCTTAACAACTGCGTATACTAGTGGCAATAATTTTGTTTTTGCATTTAAGGTATATAAAGAAGAAGATGTAAAAGTTATACAGATACAAACTAGTAATAGTGCAGAAACAGTTTTAACTTTAACTACTAATTATACGGTTTCTTTAAACGATGATCAGAATGATAATCCCGGAGGTACTGTTACTTTAGTATCAAGTGGTAGTGCAGTTAATTTAGCTAGTGGATTTAATATTGTTATTACATCTAAAGTTAGTGCGTTACAACAAACAGAAATTACAAACCAAGGTGGATTTTATCCAGAAGTAGCAAATGATGTTTTTGATAAAGGAGTAATTTTACATCAGCAACAACAACAAGTTCTTGATAAAACTATAAGATTTCCTTTAACACAAAATGTTGGAGGTTTAGAACCAACCGAAAACGCAACAGAACGTGCAAATAAAACTTGTGTGTTTGATGCCAACGGTGATTTTATGATCTCAGGTTTAGTAGATGGCAGAGATATTAGTGCTGACGGTGCAAAATTAGACACTATAGAAGTTGGAGCTACAGCAGATCAGACAGCGGCAGAGATAAGACAACTTGTTGAAGATGCTACTGATAGTAATGTTTTTACTGATTCAGATCACAGTAAATTAAATGGTATAGAAGATAATGCCACAAGAGATCAAACAGCAGCAGAGATAAGGACATTAGTAGATCAAGCTACAGACTCAAATGTTTTTACAGATACCGACCATTCAAAATTAGATGGCATTGAAAATAACGCAACAGCAGATCAAACTATTGGTGAAATTAAAGCTCTTATTGCTGGTAGTCCTTTAGACGCAAGTCATCTTGCACCAAACTCAGTAACAATTTCTGAAATAGAAGATGCAGAATTGTCTACTTTAGCTGGTATGCAATCTGGTACAGCTTCTAAATTGGCTGATAGCACAGCATTAACTGCTGACATTGCAGACTTAAACCAAATAGATGGTCTTACAAAACAAACAACAATAACAGATACTGATGCAAGTTTTCCTACTAGTGGTGCAGTTGTAGATTATATTACTGCTCAAATAGCACCTATTGGTGGATTAGAAGTTATAGCTACAGATGCAGTTTTTCCAAACGTACAACCAGCAGCAGGTGTTGTAATAAGTATTGCTGATGCAGGTGGACTTGTTGTTACTCCATCAGGTGTTAGTACAACAGGAAGAACTGTTGGTGGAGCTACAGTAACTATTAACGGAATTAATTCAGCATTTCATAATTCCACAGTTGATGCTGGTGTTGCGTTTATGGTTAGTTCTACAGGTGCTAACAATGTATATGACTTTCACAAAGCAACTTTAAAAGAAGCAGACATATTAGCATTAAGTGGTGATATAAATGATTTTGCAGAAAGGTATAGAGTTGGTGCTAGTAACCCTACAAGTGACCTTGACCAAGGTGATTTGTTTTTTAACACTAGCAATCAAAGTTTATTTGTATATAACGGTACTGAATGGGTAGAAGTACAAAGTGTTGGTAACTTTCATATTTCTGGATTTAATGAAACTATAGATGGTAACAGAACAGATTTTACAATTAATAATGCACCTCCAAATGCCCAACAAGTAATTGTAAGTATTAACGGTATAATACAAAAACCAAATAGCGGTAATTCTAATCCATCAGAAGGTTTTGCTTTAGATGGAAACATTGTTAAATTATCTTCTGCACCTGTAAGTGGATCAAGTGTTTTTGTAACAGTAATGGGTTCTACTGTTGATATTGGAACTCCAAGCAACAACACAGTAACGAGTGCTATTCTCCAAAACGGTTCAGTGCAAACTGCTAAGTTAGCCGATCAAGCAGTGACTTTAGATAAGTTATTGCATGGAGATGCTAGTAGTGACGGCAAATTTCTTAGAGCTAATAACGGTGCAGACCCAACATTTGAGACTGTTGATTTAGCTAATATAAGTGGTAGTAGTTTAACAAGCGGAACTATCCCTGCTGCTAGATTTGGAGCAGATACAATTGCTACAGGATCACTAGCTGCTGGTGCATTGCCAACAGATGTGACGATAGCAGATGCAAATATTTCTGGAAATCTAACAATAGAATCAGCAGATATTGTAAACGGCACAATTGTTGATGCTGATATTAGTGGTAGTGCAGCTATTGCCTTAAGTAAATTAGCAACTGGAGCATTACCAACAGCAATTACAGTTA